AAATACAAAGCAAATACAGTGTTAATGGAAACTAAAGAATTTACATTTAAAAGACCTAACACTCCTAAAAATTTAACTGCAGTATATGTTGCTGCTAGAAATGGAGATAATATTAAAGTGCAAGTAAGGACGCATACTTCTGGTTCTAACAACAAAGATGTCGTAGATCCTAATGGTACTGCAAATAATAATTTATTACCAACTAGTGACGATATGTCTTACAAAAAAATTACAGTAAATAATGCAAAATTAAAAACAACTGCTAGTGAAAAAGTATATGGATATTCTGTTTTATTAACAGTAGTAGCTGATGGAGATGTGCAATCTGATTTTGAATTAAATGATATACAATTAGTTTATAGAGAAATGGTAACAACATGAGTAGAAGAATTATAGATATAATGCGTAATAATGCAAATTTTATACATCCTACTTTTAATAAAATACTTAAAAGACCACCTTCCAACAATGAAGGAAATTTAGGGGATACTAGAATAGTAAGGTTAGGATTAAAAATGTATAATTACGTAAAAACAGAAAAAGGTTGGCAACGTAATGTCTTTGAAAAAAATCCAACAGAAACTACTGCAGCTACTAGTGAAACTGCAACAGGTACAGACGTTCCAACTATTACATCGTTTACAGCAGCTTACACACAAGAATCTAGCGGTCCACAAATAGTATTAAATTGGACATGGTCTAATGCGACAGGCATTACAGATCAAAAACTTAGAAGAAGAAAAAAAGCAGGTGGAACTAATTTTTATGAAGATACTCTTATCTTTAATGGAACTAGTTGGGTTGCAGATAGTTCAAGTGTAGTTAGTTTTTCTGGAAATACTCCATTAACTCATACAGATACTGCTACATTAGGAATAACAAATTCAGCAGGACAAACACCTGATGAATTTTATTACACGCTTGAAGCACGATATGGAAGTAATACAGTAGGACCAGAAGACGTTTCTATAGATACAGGTACACTTTTTGTTGGTACTTCTTACAGTCAAACAATAACATATACAGAAGATGGCACTGGTACTTACAGTGGAGTGT